GCAAAAGGCTTCCGGACCTTGGCGTAGATTTCTGGTGTGAGTGTGCCTGACTGTGCCATGCCCTGTGTCATTGTGTACAGGTCTGTTTGACACTTCTGAATAATCTGCAAGCGTCCTAATGCGTTTTCTTGACTCATCATGCCCAGTGCCAGATCAATGTGAATCTGTTTGCGGTCACAGAAGTTCATGTCATCCCAGGCCTGATAGTCTAGATACACAGGTTTCTTTTCGGGATGAAACTTGGCTGCCAATTTCTTCACGCCATAGTCATCACCATACTGAATCAAGGTACGCCATACCAACCAAATGGCTTCTTTCAAGCCATCTGCGGCATTGCGAACTGTGTTGTCCTGAATGATCTGGTTGGGTGTGAGTGCCATTTGCAGTTTCACACCTGAATTGCCTGGAGCCATAACTTCGGGATTGAACACATCTTGTGGCGTGGTCATACCTACCATGGCCATGGTGTCTTGTTGTATACGGTTCATGGCCACTTCCAGGAATTGGAGATTGCCTGAGGGCGGAGGCAACTGATAGATGTCCTTGGCAGGATCAAATTTTGAATCCAAGATAAAGATTGCTGATTCACCGTCCTGCAACATCTCAAAGTCCAGGCGGTCTGGCTTGACACCAATGCGTGGCGTTGCTGTAAGCAAACCCAATTGTATCTCTGCACGGGCGGCACTTGTGTTGTATTCCTGCATGGGGATCACTGACTCAGCAATACTCATGCCGTAGAAGTTGCCAGGTAGTGGCTTGGGACACATGTTGGCCACAGGAATAAATTCTACTTCTCTGGCACTAATAATGTATGTGCCGGAATAGATCAGTTCTACCAGTTCCAACTCGCCATCACCATCAATGTCATATCTGTTCCACACAGTGACAATTGATACCTGGCGGCTGTAGGGATCTGCTGATGCTGAACTGTTCACAGGAATACCCATGACCGGTACTGAGTCTCGGGCATGTATAGCCAAGTTGTTGAGTACTGAACCTGCTTGGTAAGCGCCGTTCATGTTGTATTCAGCGTGTACTGAGAACTCTTCCAGGTTGATATCGGGATACAGTTCGCAGGCTTCCTGAATGGTCATGGGGTCATAGTAGCCACAGAAGGGTTGGTCACGCATTTCTGGCACAGTGGGATCACAGATCCAGTAGTGCTGTGCAATGGGATTGAACTTCACACGCAGGTTGTAGCCTGTGAGTTTGTACTTGGCAGTGTAAATGGTGTTGCGGTTGATGGCTGTGTTCAAGATGTCCTGCTGACCTTCCACATTTGAGGTCTGCATGCTTTGCATCATTGTGGCCATGTCTTCTGGTGATTGTTCTTCACCCAGTGATTCAATGTGTGCATCCACCATGCCCTGCATGTGTTCCTGTGAATGGTCACCCAGCAGTTGCGACACTTCAGCCATCACACGAGGCAAGTCCACTGAGGTGCGTCTACGGCTCTGACGCAGGGCTGTGAGTCCGGATTCGGCTGCCTGTTGTTCAAAGGCACGCAGTTCATCTGCTGTGCCCTGTGTTTCCACATAGCGCACAATCTGTTCACGCACAGGCATGATCATCATCATGCCGTTCTTGTGCATGTTGGCATCCATGATCCAGCGTTCTAACAGGAAGTGCGGATCATTCATTTGGTTGATCACTTCAGATACCATGTTTGAGGCTTGTCTTGCAGCCACTTCATCTGATTCACCATCTGCCACAAATTCAAAGTTGACTTCACCATTGGGGATCAGGCCTTTGCTGATCACAGCAGTGGCGTAGTCCACCACAGGCTTGACGGAAGGGTGAATATAATCTATGCCGTTTACAGGCGCAGTACTATCAGTGACAGCAAGACACAGATAATGATAATCGCTTGCTCTATTGATAGCATTCTTGGTTCCTAGGTAGCGTAGATATGAAGCCATCTTCACATCCATCAGGTTCTTCATACGCACAAAGTTGGCGTTGATCTTCTTGTTTTGGTTGATATCATCAACGGGAATATTTTTTATGTCCAGCACGGCGGTTTTCCTAATGTGTTGTGTTATTTAGCGGGTGGGGTTTAATCCAGGTCAAACAGCCGATGGAATGTGGTGGGGTTGCAGGATTCATACCATGCTTCAATGCGTCGCCGGGCTATGTCTACATATTTCTCATCTAACTCACAACCAATGTATTCATAGCCCAGTTCCACAGCCGCACAGCCTGTTGATCCTGAACCGTTAAATGGATCCAACACCGTGCCACCAGCGGGTGTGATCAGCCGGATCAAATACTTCATAAGTTCAATGGGCTTGACAGTTGGGTGGTTGTTGCCTACATTGCCAGGATCTTTGCCATTGGCTTTGCACCATTCGGCATATTCATGTGTAAGTCCGTGAACTCTAATATCTCCTTTACCTGGTAACCAAACACTCTTGGCATTGGCATCCGGGGTCCAAGCATCTAAATGCTCACCAGCGTCATTGACCCATTTGCCTCCCATTGCGGCTACCATATCTTTGCGATCTATAACAGCACGATTGTCAAAGCCCACTGCCATTCTATTACCATCCGGACCATACGCACCTTCTACATCACCAAACATAGGCGGTGGTGTTTCGTGCCCAATGTGTCGCTCTCGACGGCTGACCTTGGGGCAGTAGAAATACTTTTGGTAGTCTGGTATCTCACCTATGACATTGCTGGGGAAACGGCCCTGTTCTGGTAAGTCTTCTTCAGCACTTACTTCACGCTTGATTGTTTTGTAGCCTACCTTGCCTTCAAACATACCAATGCCTTCACCATCAGTGGCCGTGCTTCGCTCCATTGGTCCTTTTTTATTGTTCAGGTAAGTTTCAATGTCTTTGGCATCTTCATACGGCACACGAGTGGCATCAATGTTTAAGGCACCCACACCGTGCTTCTGGCAGTTCTGGGCTATGCTGAGTTTGATAGGTTTACGGGCTAACGCAATGGGTTCGTGTGCTGGCTTTAGGCAGGTGCCCCAACCTGACCAGGCATTATTGACTTCAATAACTTCTTCATATACAACACCATACCCTTGACCTTCGTGGCTTACGGCTAATCTATCGCCATTGATGTCTGGCAATGCTTTGTAAATCTTACCATTTTCTTTGTGACGCCACAATGTGGTCTGTGCGTTCTTTGCTGGTTGTGTTTCACTAAACGCCAAACGACCAAAACCATTACTTCCGCCACCTGGGCTATAATGTTGTTCCATTTCGTCTTTGTTAAATCGTTGTTTGTCTGGCTTGCCGTGTTCTTTCTTGTGTAGTTGGCGGCCAACATCTTGTGATTTGGGAAAGCCCGAACTATAGATCCACATGATCTGATCACGGATCTCAAAGCCTGCTTGTTCTAATGTGACGGCAAGATGATGATAAGTGCGAGCCGCTGAAAAGGCCAAGATGTGTCCGCCTGGCTTGAGCACACGCAAACACTCTTGATAAGTCTCAAGTGCTCCTGTGTTGGCGTCCCAGGCCTTGCCCAGGAAGTCAATGCCGTAGGGTGGGTCTGTGACGATGGCGTCTACGGAGTTGTCGGGGAGAGTTTTTAGGGTCGTGCGATTGTCGCCCTGTAAGATTTGATATTTCATTTTGTTTCCTTTGTAGCAAATATCTTGTGAAGTATTTAATGTAATATTATTTTAGGTCGATTTACTTCCACCAGGTGGCATGCTTGACACGCAACAGGCGGTTCATCCGGGGGTATTTCATATATTTCCTGGCTCACCGCGGCAGCGTCAAGTGTATGTCGCATGGCCATCATATGAGCCTCGCACAGCAAGGTAGCACCCTGATCGCCAATGGTCACCAGGTGTGTGGCTCTGGGAACGCCATTCCAGGCTTGTGAGTATTCGTCCGTTGTTTTCATCGCATTCTTTCATGTATAAAGGCAGCGTAATCTGGATCTATTTCAGTTCCAATGGCTTCACAGCCAAACTCTTTCTCTGCCACCCATAAGGTAGTTCCAGTGCCAGCAAAGGGATCATACACCCTGTGACTGTTGTCAGCACCGGCCACACGCAGGCAGTGACGCACAAGTTCTCTTGGGAATATGGCAGGGTGCTTTTTGTCGCCTTTGAGTTCTTGAGTCTTGTTGCCACCAAACGATCCACAGGTTTCATACGGTATGTGCCAGTTGTTTACAGTGGGCCTCCAATTGCGTCCAGTGCGTCGAGCATTGTCAGCAGCCCAGGCTGGTTGGTATGGAACAGCACTGGCGGCAATGTCTATTATAGTGTCTCCGTTTTTGGTAAAGTGAAACACCATTTCGTGTCCGTTTGGCAAATACTTCTTGCTGGCAGTGACTACTCCGTGTCCTCTAACATGGCCGTCTATCTCAATACACTTTGACCACACAATACTGTTTTGTATTGTCCAGGGCACTGAATCAGCCACACGGTATGGTAGCAATGGGTCTCGGCGTGTGGGGGATATGTTCAAAAACAAGTGTCCATTGGGCCGTAATAGTCTACAGGCTTCTGACCATATTTGTTGTTGCCAGTCAAGATACTGCTGGGCAGTCATCTTGTCGCCATAGGTGTTATAGTTCAAGCCAATGTTGTAGGGAGGACTTGACACAATGATGTCTATTGAGGCATCTGGTTGTGTGGCCATCCATTTAATGCAGTCCAGTTGGTGTAGTTGATAGGTCATCGCATCCTTTGGTGTATAAGTTGGCAATAGTTGGGATCTATTTCAGTTCCCACGCTGTCCAGGCCCAGTTGCTTGGCCACTACCATGGTTGTGCCTGCTCCAGCAAAGGGATCATATATTCGATCGCCTTTTCTTGCAAACAGTTTCAAACAGCGTTCTACCAGTTGTGCAGGCATTTGTGCTGGATGATCCTTTTGCCTTGCTGGTGCTATTGACCATATGTGATCCTTGGCCCAGGCAGTCTGTTCCGGCATGGTGATCAGACTGTCTTCACGGCGAGTTGGTCTATAGATATCACCTTTGCTAAACATCTGAACATACTCTGTTGAATACCATAGGTATATCTTTGAAGGTATGCCCATTGATCCAGCCGCACCACGATAACCGCTTATGGTGTTCTTTTGCCATATGCGTTCGCCATACCATAACAGTCCAGCCTGTTCTGCGGCATGATGCACCCAATGATGATAGGGTTCTCTTTCGCTGAACCTGGGCTGTATATTGATGCAAAATCTACCAGTGTGAGTGAGTATGCGACTTACTTCACCAATCCAGGCAGCAGTCCAGGACCGGTAGTCTGTGATATCGTCTCGGTATGTGCCATAGGGCATGTCAAAGTTGTAGGGTGGACTGGTGACCACAATATCTACAGACTCTGCTGGCTGTGATTGCATCCAGGAGATACAATCTTGTTGGTGTAAAGTATAGGTCATTGTGCTGAGTAGGCCTTTTTCCAGGCTGGTTTGTTGGAGTCATCATGGCGCACATAACGATCGCGTTGTGCGGCCATGCGTTGTTGTGGGCTCTTGTTGTCCCAGGGTTCGCAGATGCCTTGCAAGCAGGCCAGTAGTGCATAACGAGCACTATCAATGCAATCATCTGGGTCCGAGAATCTGCCCTGTTGATCCACATAGTAGTTGGAGGCTTCCCTCAAGAAGTCCACACAGTTCTCATTCACCTGAAGACTGCCCACTTCCAACATCTGTCGCATCTGGTTGATACCATAACTTTTGTGATTGGTCACTCGACCTTGTGGGTCTGGTGGATTCATAATGGCGCCGTCTACTACATTGAGTTCGTATTGCTGGAAGAGTTCTCGGATGCTTGTGCTTGACATGGTGTAGCGTCCAGGTGTGGATGCATCAGCAGGTAAAACAATTGGAGTGCCATAAACTTCTGGTCTCAATAGGTGACTGATATACTGTGTGGGGATTGCTTCCTCAACTCCTTGAACAACAATTTGTTTGTGTAGCCAGGCCGACCGTTCATATGGATCCCAGTACATGAGACTGATAACTGTTTTGTCGTTGACTAGTCCCAGGTCCAAGGCAATCACTCGTTGTATGTTGGGCATGTCCATAAAGTTGATTGATCCACTCTTGTAGGTTGGCCAATCACGCAATTGAAACACAGCACCTTTACCCATAATGGGGCGCCCTTGCATACGAGCCTCGCGTTCGTGCGGAAGATAGTCTCGCTCCAGTTGGCGTCGCGTGGTGTTGAGTAGGAAGGGTTCGCCCCATAGGTCGTATTCGGGCACATCATCCCAGGCCACACGAATGTAGTCATAGCCTTCTTCGCGATTCCAAAACTTTGATACCAGTCCATTGAGTCCTTTTAAGGGTGTGAAACTACACAAGATCATGCCCTGTGTGGTGGCTGTGCGTGTGACAATTTCACTGAAGAAGTCATCCGGTGGTTGCTCATCAAACACAGCCAGGTCCAGTTTGAAACCCTGCAGTTGTCGCACCTCTTGAGTGTAGTTGGCAAACAGCAAATAACTCTTGCCACCTGATGTGTGTTTGATCTCTATGCCAATGGCATTGGCACCATCACCACGCATGGTGTCTTGTATGATACAATCTCTAGGAATGGCACCTGTGCCT